TAAAGCATTACCATTTCACGCTTCAACTCGTATTAGACTAAAAAATCTTGGTCAAATTAAAGATAAAAAGAATAACAATATTGGTATGAAGATGAGAGCTCAAGTCATTAAAAATAGATTAGGGCCTCCAATGAGACACGCTGATTTTGAACTTTACTTTGAAACAGGTATTGATGATGATGGTAGTTGGTTAAAAGTTATGAAAGAACATAACTTAGTGAAACAAGGTGGAGCGTGGTATACGATGGATGACCATCAAGGTAATGAAATAAAATTTCAATCTAAAGATTGGAGTGAACATCTTTTAGATGAAGAGTTTAAATCTCATTGTTATCAACTCATTTGTGATAAAGTCATTCTAAAATACGAAAAGAATTTTGGTATTGATGATGTAGTTGTGGAAGAAGAACTTAGTGAGTAATGGTAAATATCTTTCTATATTTGAAGAGATAAAGAAAAAAGGTGGATCTTTAGACGGCGGGAAGCCTAATGATAAAGTACTTATAATAGATGGCTTAAATACTTTTATAAGAGTATTTAGTGTTATACCAACTACTAACGATGATGGTATTCATGTTGGTGGAATAGTTGGTTTTCTAAGAAGTATTGGTTACACTATAAATATGTTTAGACCTACTCGTGTCATCATAGTATTTGATGGTAAGGGTGGGTCTTCTCGCCGTCGCAAGTTATATCCTGAATATAAACAGAAAAGAAAAACAAAATATAGAGTAAATCGTACATATGATTTCGCGTCTCAAGACGATGAGAAACAAAATATGATCATGCAGTTACAGAGAATTGTTGAGTACTTAGATACACTTCCTGTAACTGTTTTATCCTATGATAACATTGAAGCTGATGATACGATTGGTTATTTATGTAGACAAGTCCTTACTGATTCTAAAATTACTATTATGTCTACTGATAAAGATTTTTTACAATTGGCAAATGGTCGGATAAGAATATGGAGTCCAACTAAAAAGAAAATGTATGATGAAGATGCTGTACTAAGTGAATATGGTATTTCATCTCATAACCTTATTTGGTATAGAGTTTTAGATGGTGATAAATCAGATAATATATCAGGTGTTAGAGGATTAGGTTTAAAAACAATTCAAAAAAAATTACCGTTTTTGAGTGAAAACCGTATAGTTAATATAGACGAGGTTATTACAGAACTACCAGAATCAAAAGATGTTATAGAATTGAATTATAAATTAATGCAATTATCAGATGTAGACATTTCAGGTTCAACTAAAACTAAAATAATGGAAAGAGTTAGAGAACCTATTAATAGATTAATAAAATATAAATTTCAAACAATGTTTTTAGAAGATAAGTTATATACAGCACTTCCTAATCTTAATAGTTGGTTACTAACTAACTTTAATCAGTTAAATCATTACGCAGAAAAAACACATGAGTGAAACTTTAACACAATTTGGAACTTCATTTCAGTCTAAAATTATAGCTTCTTTATTGAGAGATATGAAGTTTATTCAGACTATTAGTGATATTATGAATCCAAATATGTTTGATTCAGATTCTAATAAATGGCTTATAAAGACAATAAAAGATTATTATTTACAATATAAAAAACAACCGACACTTGAAGTTTTAAAGTATAAAATAGAAGAAATAGATAATGAAATTTTAAAAGCAGGTGTTGTAGATAAATTAAGAGATGTTTGGAAGAATATAGAAGCAACTGATTTAGAATTTGTACAAACTCAAACAGTAGATTTCTGTAAAAATCAAACATTAAAAAATGCTATATTACATTCAGTTGAATTATTAGAAAATAAAGATTACGATGGTATAAAATCTATTATTGATGAGGCTATGAAAGCGGGAACAACTAGAGATTTAGGACAAGATTATATCACATCATTAGATTTAAGACTTGAAGGATCAGCTAGAACAACTACTAAGACTCCATGGGATGTAATAAATGAAATTATGGATGGTGGATTGGGAACAGGTGAACTTGGTGTTATTGTTGCTCCTGCTGGTATAGGTAAATCTTGGACATTACAAGCTATAGGGGCGGGAGCCTTAAAAAGGAGTAAAACAGTAATACATTATACATTAGAATTAAATGAAAACTATGTAGGATTGAGATATGATTCTATCTTTACTGGAGTTACTACTGCAAATATAAAGTATTATAAAGAAGACGTTAAATCTAAAATATTAAAACTTCCAGGTAAATTATTAATTAAATATTTTCCTACTAAATCAGCTAGTGTACATACAATAGCATCACATTTAAAACAGATTGAGTTGAGTGGTGTTAAACCTGATATTGTTTTAGTTGATTACGCTGATATAATAATGCCAGCTGGACATTTTAGAGAAAAAAGACATGCTATTGGTGGTATATATGAAGATTTAAGAGGACTTGCCGGTGAAGTAGAAGTTCCAATTTGGACAGCATCACAGGCTAATCGTTCAGCATTAGAAGAAGATGTGATTGGTGCTGATAAAGTTGCTGAAGATTATAGTAAAGTTATGACTGCGGATTTTGTAATGAGTATGAGTAGGAAGGTTGAAGATAAGATTGCTAATACAGGTAGGTTTCATGTGATTAAAAATAGATTTGGGATTGATGGTATAACATATCCATCAACAATTAATACTAATATTGGGTTAGTTAAGATACACGAAGGTAGTAGTAGGTTTGGAAAAGAAGCTCAAAGTAAGATGGATAACAGTCAAGAATTTTTAAGGAAAGAATTAGCGAACAAATATAAGGATATGGAAAAAAAAGTTGATGGATTTGAGTAAATCGTAAATTAAGTTAAGTATATATTATATTTATTTGTGTTGTAAGAAAAGATTATTGTTAGGAGTTTGTTTCAATGGAAAAGTTTGTTCTATCGGAAAATTTTATAAATAAGTACAAAAGAAAAAGACCACCGTTTGGTTTTAATGGGTTAGGTGAGTTAGTTTATATGAGAACATATTCTCGTATTAAAAAAAATGGTAAAAATGAACGCTGGTGGGAAACAATTCGTAGAGTTGTAGAAGGTACTTATACAATGCAAAAAAATTGGATTGAATCACATCAACTTGGTTGGAACGCGTGGCAAGCTCAAAGATCAGCTCAAGAAATGTATGATAGAATATTTAATATGAAATTTTTACCACCCGGTAGAGGTTTATGGGCTATGGGAACACCAATCACTGAAGAAAAGAATTTATACGCGGCACTTAACAATTGTGCATTTGTTTCTACTTCAACAATTAAAGATGATTATGCAAAACCTTTTACGTTTTTAATGGATGCTTCAATGTTAGGTGTTGGTGTTGGGTTTGATACAAAAGGAGCTGGTGAAATTATTGTTAAGGGACCTAATAAAAATAGAAAAAGTGAACGATTTGAGATACCTGATACAAGAGAAGGATGGGTAGAATCAGTTAAGTTACTTTTAGATTCATATTTTCATGGAACAAGTGTTGTTTATTTTGATTATGATATGATTAGAGATGCAGGTGAACCAATCAAAGGCTTTGGTGGAGTATCAAGTGGTTATGAACCATTACAAGAAATTCATCAGGATATTCGTAAAGTATTAGATAAAAATGTGGGTGAACCAATTACAGTTACTACAATTGTTGATATTATGAATCTTATAGGAAAATGTGTTGTGGCAGGTAATGTAAGGAGAACAGCAGAAATTGTATTCGGTGATCCATATGATGATGAATATTTAGATTTAAAAAATTATAAAGTTAATCCACATAGAGAACAATATGGTTGGACTTCCAATAATTCAATATACGCAGAACTTGGTATGGATTATACTGATGTATGTAAGAGAATTAATGATAATGGTGAACCAGGATTTGCTTGGTTAGAAAATATGAGAGGTTATGGTAGATTAAAAAATGGTAAAGATAATAAAGACCATAGAGCAATGGGTGGAAATCCATGTTTAGAACAAACACTTGAATCATATGAGTTATGCTGTCTTGTTGAAACTTTTCCAAACAGTCATGAGTCATTAGAGGACTATAAAAGAACACTCAAATACGCATATTTATATGCTAAGACAGTAACACTTGGAAAAACACATTGGCCAGATACCAATAGAGTTATGTTAAGAAATAGACGGATTGGTTGTTCAGTAAGTGGTATTGCACAGTTTATTACGAAACACGGAATGGAAGATTTAAGAAAATGGTTAGAAAAGGGGTATGAGATTATTCAAGAGTGGGATAAACAATATAGTGATTGGTTTGCTGTTCCAAAATCAATTAAAACTACATCAGTAAAACCAAGTGGTACAGTTTCACTGTTAGTAGGAGCAACTCCTGGAATGCACTACCCAGAGTCAAGATTTTATATTAGAAGAATGAGAA